CTTCCATAATGGCATAGCATCCAGGGCATATGTTGATCCGTTAATTCCCCAACGATTCGCAATACCTCCTGTTTGTAGTATATGCCTCGAACCGAGTCCAATGATTACTTGAATATCTTTTATCGGGTCACTAGGCGCTGCGTCTCTTATTCTTTCCAATATTTTTATTAAACGTTTCCATGCAACACCTGATTCGGGACCTAGTGTATAATCACCTGGATATACATCTACATCTACTATTAATAATTTCATATTTCTATCAACTAAATTTTGCAAGGTGCGCTCTATATCCATTGTATATTGGTCTGCTGTACCATAGACACTATTAAGTAAGCCTTCATCGAGTTTCAAGCCTCCGCCGCCGTATAATCCAAATAATACTTTTTTAATCTCAACCGTATTTTTTTGTGTTAAAGGTGGATTAATTTTTAAATTTGTATCAATAGAACAGTTATTATTGCAAGTGAACCGTGGCGTTGATTTATGTCCAACGCCTGAATTAAAAGATTGTCCACGAGGTACCTTTGGAACACAGCGAAAAGTATTAAAATTCCATAATTGTCCCTGATAAATAACTGGACCGCAAAACTTTTGATTACACTGTACGCGTCTACTCGTATAATTACTAATATACCCTTGTTTTCCTATCTTTGTAGGGCATCCACTCATATTCAATCCAATTTGATTCGTATTAACGGTACCGGTTCTTTGTTTGGCTCTTCCGTAATATTTAACCATTTATATATTACAGAAGGATAATTTAATGATGGAAAAAAATTCCTAATTATATGAAACCAACAAAGGCATTTACATGTTATTTGAAAAGTAAATAGTATTAATGCTAATCCTGATGAAAAGACTTTGGTCTTCTACATAGCATTCTTTGACATTCATATTTTATAGTATTATAGGCTAGAGTATATACTTCATACATACTTATCATTGGTAAACTATTATGACGAAATTTTGTATTTGTCACATAATTACCGAATAATGCACCAAGAATGCCAGCTAATAATGCCGATAAAACGGCAACATACCAAGGTGTTTTACCCCAACCCATTCCATACCAGCTTATTTGAAATGATGCGGCGAGCGTGCCATAAAGTCCATTGTATTTTATTCGTGTCCCATATCCCACTATGGTGGAGATTATTAATATTATCAGAAGAGTTTGTCCAAAACTTAGCGGGACAATGTATTTTTCTTCAAGACGATTCTTATTATCTTTGATATAGTCTCTAATAGAGGTCGCTATCATGTAGTTCGCAAGAGAAGGCATGTTGAATTGATTCCCAATAAAAATATGCGATTCTAATTCAATTTAATTACTAAATAGAGTTAGAATAAGGGTTAATTTCATTGGAATAGCTCATATTAATGGTTAATCCCATCCATCATAGAAGAGTTTTTCTAATTCTATTTCTTTCTCCGCACCGTATTCGAGAAAATGATTTATTCTTTCTTCAAGAATATCCCACCGGCGTTCAAATTCTTGCTGGTCAACAATCAACGTATTTTTTGTATCAAAAGAGAAACAGCCTTTGACCTTTTCTCCTTTGGTATTGATATATTTGTCAGGATTAAAACGCAGACACACGAAAGGGCGATTTGCACAATCCAAGAATAATTCCATTAGGCGTTTATTTTCACAACTTGCTTCGTTCCGTTTGTGTTGATCTTCATCGCATTCTATATTCAATACAAATTGGAAGCAATCGCAAAACCAATCAGGGATTTTTCTAGAGCAACCGCATTCTATCCTTCTGTCGTATGTGAAGAAATCTTCGCCATAGGTTTCTTTGAGTTTTTCATGGATATAATGCTGCTTGCGTTTGTATCTTGTAGGGACCTTCTTCTCGTCCGGGTAGGTGTGGTAGAAGCAATCGGCACACATTCTTACCTTTTTGTTTTCTTTGGAGACAAAGCGGAGTTTTGAGGATATTAATTTACACAAGGTGCAGTTGTATCTTTTTTTATTTTTTTGATAATAATGCTGATTATTTTCTGCTATTTTTTCTTTATTTTTTTGACGATATTTCTTTTGCTGCTGGTAGAACCTTTCTTTATTTTTTAGATGATAGTCAGTTGAATATTGAATAAACTTTTCTTTATTTTTTTCGTACCATTCCCTTTTTTTGAGTTTACATCTTTCTTTATTTTTTTGATGATATTCCCTGTCTCGCGCTCCTTTTTTCTCTTTATTTATCAGTTGATAACCCGTCCACCATCTCAACTCAAAATTGCCCTTTACAGTGTAATAGTAATAATGGTAACCTTTAACCCTATCTTTGGCTGTTTTTCGGGTTGTCAAACGATATGGTCCGTCCATAACGGTTGTATTATTAATAGCTCTTACTAGTGGATGCTGTGTAGTGTCCATATAGGTAATAAAAAATGTTAGATTTTTTTTTATCAATTTTATTATCATACGGTCTCATCATCCGTTATTTTCACAATTAATGGAAAACGGTCCAATTTTCGCCCTTGTAGTTATTGTAACTTGTAAAATTTCCAGCTTTGCCATCGTATTGCTCCCGAACGCCCCACCAGGTATCACTATTATTTGTACAACCGCCGTACACTGTTACTCCGAATTTTTTAGCTGCTCGCCAATTAAATGTCATACCCCCTATTGATTTATATTTTCCGATATTTTTTTCAGATATACCCCTTTCTATCAACTTCTGCTTTTCTTTCTCGGTAAATAGCTCCACATTCTTGACTGGTCCACGAGCCTCATAGCTAGTGAATCCATTATCGAGTCCGACGCAAGGGACTCGTCCATAGCTCCGGAGCAGGAAAATCTTAAGTTTTTCAACCTCTTTCTCCGACTTTTCCTGAATAGCTGCCCGTTCATTTTTATATCTTTCCGCGTCTTGCCTTGCCTGTTCGGCATATTTGTTTTTTTCGTTATCGTCCATACTCGCCCAGCGTTCTAGCATGGCTCTTGTATAATATTGGTAAGCCGATAACGGCTTAACAACATTAGTTAGTTCTGTTTTTGTGTTTGCGTTCAATTCTGCTAGTGAAGTCATGTTTGTTAATTTCTATAGTTTTTAACTTAAAAAATATATCAATTTTATTATATGCAGCGCATTCCTCCAGATATAACAGATATTATTAAAAATAATGATATCGAAAAGGTTGTGTTTAAAGATGAGGAATTTGTATTAGTTATAGATCCATATCAAACAGAAGACTCAGTGCACTATTGTGCATGGTCAGTTAAACAGAAAAGAGACTTATTGGATTTAACCAGTAAAGATATTCCTATTTTGGAGAGATTAATTGAGAAAACATTCGACCAACTAGGAATGGACAATGAAAATTATAAAGTATTTATACATTTTCCACCTAGTTGGTGGCATCTCCATATTCATTTTATCTCAAATAATCACCGTTTACGTTCGCCATCTGAAGATATTTATTATTTAAAAGATATTATCAAAAATTTAAAGGAAAATAACAATTATTATAGGGAAAGAGTTACTATTAAATAATTCGTTCATGAAGATTATTTAATACTCCGGTTTATGGCGCTTGAAAATGCAGCCATGGATGCTCAATCCAGGCACCTCGGTCAACTTAGCTGGACTTTGAACAGTACAGTTGGACAACCATACCTTGACAATGCAAAATGCCCGCTTTGGAGAGATTGTTATACCATTAATATTGCTTAGCATTTTATGGTTATTTGACAAGGTTTCGCCTACAAGAACATAACTCAAATTTTTCCAGGTGGAAAATACGGACTTGTTAGCAACTTTAAATGAGAAGCATCCGCCTTGTCTATTTTTCGGATCCTCCCATGTTGGACTAATACCTTCGCGCATCAGGAAAAGCATGCAGTTTTTAACCAACTTTTCTGGAATAATGCGGTACAAAGCGCAGGTTTCCTCAACCGTAGTCAATGTCATAATCTTTTTGTAGCTTTTAATAGACCAATCTGTATCATGTGGTAAATGGGCCCAGAGAACCCATTTATCATACAATGGATTCGTGGCGGCAACTTCTGTTTCATTTGCGGTGGCGCTAGATGACATGCTGGTACTTCCTGTGTCCATTATGTTTATTTATAGTAATCAATTTTTTATATCTTTTTTTTATTATTATTCTTCCGTCGCACCCTCATAAGTTTCGTCTACTATTTTCTTTACTGTATACGTATTATCCTTCAATTCTATAAACTGTTCCGGTCCAATTTTCAATAAATTTACATCTTTATCAAAGATATGTAGTTCATAATTATCATCTAATGTTCTATTGTAAAAACGAGCAAGGAACCACCCCAGAAACTGTTTGTCCAGTATCGTATTATCGTTCATATAAAACCCCTTCAGATTGCTATGAATATCCAATGTTTCATCTTCTCCAAATTTATATTCTACCTGTACAAAAGGGACTTCTTTGAAAAGCTCCACATCAGATTTCTCTCTTGTACTCCAATCTTCAAGATCATCTTTTCTAAGCCTTTTAAAACACAACAAATCATCTTGTTTGAACTTCTCAAAAATAACCGTTGGATCGATCTTGTCCAATAATTTTATTAAAGCTTCGTCATTATTATCCGAAATATAATTGTTTCCATTTTTTGCATCATAGAAAACAAGTGTCCGTTTTTCCTCTTCCTCCTCTTCGGAACTCATATCCGATTCATAGCCCTCCTCTCCTTCAATCTTGGAAAAATAGCCAGTAATTGTATCGCCCCAGTCCTGGACGGTAACACACGCCTTGCTAAAATTCCACGACAAACTCAGTGCAGTGCGTTTTGCACCGTCGGGATCCATTACATACAAAAATCCAAAAACACCAGCAAAAGTGGTAACGGGTAACACTAAATAATAATATAGCTCCTCAAGCATAATACTTATAGATATATATTATTATTTAAATACTTTTTCTATTGATGCAAAGGATCTTTATTAAGATCCGTTCGATCGTGAACCATATCGTCCAAAACTTGTTTTTGTCCCTGTGACATTTCATGTGTTCTATCATAAGTTGGTACAAAGTGTCTTCCACGACTCTCCTTGTATTTCCGTCGCCTGTCAAATTCGTCTGTATTCAGGTATTCTGGTCTACCATGGCGGTGATGACGGTGGTGTCTGTGATGACGGTGGTGTCGGCGATGATAAACATTCCTATCTACTGTTATCCTAGGGCGCCTCCCGGTAAGGGGATCTAGACCGAACATAAGTAATAACATTGTTACTATTACCGTCATAAGAATAAATGGAATAAATACGATAATTCATGATATGATCCCTAAACCCTTATTTCATAAAAAATTAAGCAAAATGGTGAATATTAACGCCACCCATAACTTAATAAAAGCCATATTGTACATACCCTTGAAGGTATCTATAACAATTTGGGTAACTGAGAACACCAAATAAATCAATGCAGGTGAACATATTTGTTGTAAGACCATCTTATACTATATTACGAAAAAAAGGCATGCCCATCTTCGAAATGCCCAATTTCGTCTCCAACCTCACCATCGCTATCGCGCTTAAAAATAGTCCCATTCTGCCTGTCATTCGTATAATAAATAGTACCATCAATAGTAATTTCGTCTACATCTAATCCCTCTTCTTCCTCCTCATCCTCCTTGTCAGACGACTCCTCTCCCGTTGCTGCTTTGCCCTCTTTAAGATCCCTTGCATCCGCAGCCGAAGGTGGTTCGGACGCCTCTCCGCTCGCAGCTTCCTTATCATCCTCCTCATCTTCTTCCTCATCTTCTTCATCTTCTTCATCTTCTTCATCTTCCTCGTCTTCCTCATCCTCATCTTCCTCATCCTCATCTTCCTCATCCTCATCCTCCTCATCCTCATCCTCCTCATCCTCATCTTCCTCATCCTCATCCTCTTCTTCCTCATCCTCATCAGATTCATCGTTATTCAGAAAACTATAAGGATTGTATGTGGTTCCTAGACATGGTTTAGCAGGTAATGAGCAGGCACTGCCCTGCCATGACCACCCAGTGAGATTGCATGCAGGTTTTGTGTAATCATCTCGTACGAAAACACCCCGCCGCTCCGCTTCTAACCTATTTACTTCATCGGAAACCAAACTGGAAATATCATCATAACTTACCTTGGAATCATTCTCTAATAATTCATTTGTTTGTAAAGTAACCTTTTTAGTTTTGCGATAATTTTTTAATTCGTTTTGCAATCTAGCAATTTCTGCATCCTTTTCGGCAACCTGGCGCTGAAGCTCTTTCACCATAGGTAACTCACTTAATACCTCCATAGTTTTTATACCGATTTTATTATCAGTATTAATCTGTTGTTCAAATTGTTGTAGGCGTTTATTTAGTAACATTGAAAAGTCGCTCACGATCATATTCACATCAAGACTCTCTTTTTTGCCTAAATTCATATAATTAATATAATTAATTATCGTTTAATACATTTAAAAAAGCTATTAAGATAGTATATAAATGACGGAAATTGTAGATGCGAGCGCTAACAATACCAAAATTAATAGCCCAGATGGGTGGACAGAAGAACATAAGAAAATTATCCACATGGTATGTAAAAAAACTGGATTGAATCCAAAACAGGCATACGACGGTTTAATACAATACAAGGGTAATTATAAGAAAGTAATCGCTATTGCTGACATGTATAATACTGTACAAATAGTGATGCGACAGACCAATTATGAGGAAAAGGATGCATTTGAGAAGCTCAGTGAATCTAATTGGGATCCGATAAAAGTAATACGGGAGTATATGAACATTGTCCCTCAAGATAAAGACAACGAAGAGGATGGGAAGACCGTAAATCAAGCTATATTCAAAGAAATACGTGACTTTATGGATACGGCAATGCAGGGATATAATGAGCGAAAAGAACACGCAGAACGACTACAGACATTGCAGGCGTTATACAAAGAAATGCCTAAAAATTAAAGTTTGATGCTAACATACTCTTTTTTGAACTGCTCTTCGTAGATCTCTTGAGCCTAAGTGTAGATTTGTTATTTTGATCGGTTAATAGATCACTGTAAATGTTTGGTGCGTCATTATTTTCCTCATATAAATCCGGTAATACCTTCGTCAATGGTTTTTCAACAATTAGTAATAACTGCTGATTGTTCAATAACTTACGGTATTCCTGTATGGTTAAATTACCATAGTATTTCTCAAGTGTATAATAAGGACACGGTGCAGGCTTAATATTGGTTGTATAATTATAAATCCCCGAATAGATATGATTTAACAACGCATATCTCTCCCAGAGGGTAGATGTATCGATTGACTCCTTCTTCAAATGAGCAACTGCACATTCCGGGCTACAAAAACATCCATACACTTCAATAACACCCTTTCTTTCTTGTCTAGGAATAAAAATAGGCGGATTATCAAATGGATAGGTGCACCAGAAACAATTAGATCTTTTACCAGACACATCGTTCGTGTGCAGTTGTTTTCTTAAAATTTTAATTTTATCCCAAACATCCTTTTGTTCAATATTATCATTGTTTTTGAGTTTAATTTCATTAAAAATAGTTGTATTCTGTATATTCTGAAGATCTAAAAACTCGGGAGCATCGTTTAATGAACCAGTTGAAAGTTCACTCGTCGTACATTTCAAATGCAAAATAATGTTTGGTTTTTTGATGATCTTATTAATATCATCATTTGGTTTCACCTGTAGTATTTTCCCACCTTTAGGTTTGCGTCCGCGCTTTTTCGGCGGACCTTTCGGCTTTTTTGCCTTCTTAGATAGTTTTGCGTTTTTTGGATTATCTTTAGATACAATCTCGTTTTTTTTAGCCCTAGGTTTTCTACCCTTCTTTTTTGCTGCAGCGACCATATTCGTTTATACCATTAACATGGCGCCTGGATTTAAATACTTTTTATATATTCTCTGAATTATGACATTTCCTACAGACAGGAATATACATTCCTTCCCCGCCTATAATTGTTTGTGTTTTATCCGAAGTTAGTCGCTTGGTAAATGAAGCTGGTACGCCACATTTTGAGCATTTGGCATATAATTTCTCGTACGTTGTCGCCAGGGGGATTAATTTTAGGATTTGTCCAAATTCTTTCATCTCAAAATCGCTATCTAAACCTCCAACATAAACCGTTTTCTGGTGTGAATTTACTAAAAGGCGAACAACGTCAAATAAATCCGGGAAGAATTGTCCTTCATTTATTAGATATACATCAATTTGTTTCAATAACTCAGGATCCTTCTCAAAAACATCATATATCCTTTCTACTTTTACGCATGGAATCATTACTTTATCATGGCTAGACATTTTTTCAGGATGATATCTCGTATCTCCTGCGTAGTTTATCACACAAACATTTTTACCTTCTTCTTTGTACTGTTGGTAAAGTTTTATTAATCGGGAAGTCTTACCTGAATACATGCAGCCCATGAATAAACCGAGGTAACCTACCATTGTTGTTTTTGTATCCATATTCATATATAATATGATATTTCAATTTATATTTTTATATAAAAATATAAATCTATTAAGTATTAGATGGAAAGTAGCCCTTGGGTAGAAAAATATCGTCCAACCGAATTTGACGAGATTGTGCTAGACAAGACCAATAAGAAAATATTATCAAATGTTATCAAAAAAAATTATTTTCCAAATCTTCTATTCTATGGTCCACCGGGAACCGGTAAAACTACGACAATCATCAATCTTATAAATTTATATCAAGAAACTTATAACCAGAAAAACAAGGGATTTATGATACATCTAAATGCAAGTGACGATAGAGGTATTGACATCATTCGCAATCAAATAAATCAGTTTGTAAATACTAAAACCTTATTCGGAAATGGAATGAAATTTGTTATATTGGATGAGGTAGATTACATGACTAAAAACGCTCAACAGGCTCTCAGATATTTAATACAACAATATTCTACAAATGTTCGTTTTTGTCTAATATGCAATTATATTAGTCGCATCGATAATGCCTTACAAAATGAATTTGTCCGTCTACGATTTTGCCAACTTCCTAGCGAAAAAATTTATGAATTCCTTAACAAAATACAATCGGAAGAGAAACTTAACTTAAATAAAGATACTCTGTTGGCGATCCAACACGTTTTTAAGTCTGATATAAGAAGCATGATAAACTTTTTACAGTCTAATCATACGCCTAATAATAAATTAATCAAAGCCAATATTATATCCAACAGTTTATGGGAAGATTTAATTCAAAAAATTAAATCCACAAAAAAACAAGACATTTTGCCAGTTATTAAATACATTGAAGATAAAAGTTCACAATACAATATAGAGCTTAGAGTATTTATTAAAAAGTTCATTTATTATCTACTATGCAACAAAGATTACACACTGAATGATGAGTGGTTATGTCTATTTAAATATATCATTCATCACGATACAGCAGAAGAATCTTATTTACTTACTTATTTGTTAAGACGCTTAGAAGAACTATATAAAGTGCTGTAATAAATTCTCATTCTCTTTTCTAGTTTTGAAATAAAGATATTTGGTGAAGGAGACTGTGGATTAAATTTGTTCCGTTTTAAACAATATTCTTTCAAAATATCGTCCATAATTTTGGTTCTATGAACCTTTCTAATTCTATTGTTTACATGCGTGGTAGGTGAATCGCGATGCGTTTCCATATTTAATATCTCTAGAAAATAAATTGAAAAAAAAAGAACCACTTAAAGAACCGACAATAATAATTCACATTAATAGATGCAATCAGTAGATACCGCATGGGAGAGTTTTCTTGAGACAGGTGGCAAAAAGAACGTGAAGGTCCAAGCCGCTATGACAGACAAAAATGGGGATAAATTTATTCCTAAATGTACGGATATTTATATATCCACACAAACAAAGATTGCTTATCTCAATCAACCGGTTAATCTTTCAAAAATATTTTGGAAACTGAATGTTGTACCATATCAAACTCAAGCAGAAGGGGTAATCAAGAAACAAATGAAAGTAAATTGTACAAGTAAAGAAGAAGTGGCGAGGGTAGATGAAAAAATAAATGCAGAAAGTGGTGTTGTAATTATTGATACGATCTCTAAGATAGATAATCCTAATGCTCGTAAAGTTAAGTTCAAAGATGTGCGGAAAATTAACGTCGGTCTTTGTAAAAAAGATTTAACTAGTTATAGGACAAAGCGTAAAGGTGCATTTTACAACTGTTTCGTGGTCATTCTAAGAATAAAGAATTGTGATGGCGAGTATAAAGAAGCACATGTAAAGGTATTTAATACGGGAAAGCTAGAAATACCAGGCATTCAGACATCCACATTCTTATACAAAGTTCTTGACACGCTGATTCAAATAATGAAGGGTCACTTTTCAGAACCTTTGTCGTATCATAAAGACGATATTGAAACTGTTCTAATTAATTCTAACTTCTCCTGCAATTACTTTATTGACCGTGATAAATTGGCTGAAATATTGAAATACAATTATCATATTCATGTCGTATACGACCCATGCTCATATCCCGGCATTCAATGCAAATTCTATTACAATGAAGACAATAAAGCCAATAATGGCATTTGTAGTTGTCAAAAGAAATGCAGTAAAAAGGGTACCGGTAAAGGTGAAAATCAATGTCTTGAAATTTCGTTCATGATTTTCCGAACAGGTAGTGTTCTTATTGTAGGGCACTGTGATGAGAGTATACTTGAAAAAATATACTTATATGTTAAAAATATTTTACTAAGTGAATTTGAAAAGGTCGCCATTCCAGGCGAACGAAAAATAAAACCAAAAAATAAAAAGATTTGGAAAAAAACAATTATGATCACCAATTAACTATATAACCAGTTAATAAATCTAAGTGAGGTCAGTGAGTCTAAATGCTTCTCACAATCATTTCTATACAGTTTTTCATGAATTTTGTCCAATGTTATATCCTTCTTTCTATGTTTCTTCACGAAACTATGACACAGCTCGCTATACTTCATGCTATTATCTACAAATTCTTTAATAATGCCAACAAAGAATAATATGTTTTTACTCTCTTTCGTATTTTTTACTATATTTTTCGTCTTAGTATTTAGTTTATTACAAATACTAATAGCCTGTTCTGTTGCATAGTGAATATTTTCCTCCCTTTTTTCGATATTATCCTTGGTAAGATAGATAATATTTATTAATATCTCTCCAAAAATGTCTATATTGGTACTAATGAGGTCTAAGAATTGCCTTTCAACCTTTTCCAATGAATAATTCTTACGATATTCATTATCTAATTCAAAAATGGTTTTTTTGTATACAAATAGTGTCGCATCCTTAGAGTTTAACTGTAAATAAGTATGACTGTCTTCGCCTATCTGCCCCATAAATTCAATATAATAGCAAAATGCCTTTTTACAATGGAAAAGGGCAACATCTGCGTTCTTTGTATAAAGATAAATCATCTTAAAACAATGTTTCAAAGTTTCTAATCCGCGTTGTATGACAAATATATAGTATTTCGTATTATGAATATGAATATTATCGATAGCACACGATAGAAATTCAGAAATCATAGCTGTATATGATGTGAAAATATGCCGAGCTTCGGTATAATCAAAGACCTTCTTAAATAATTGCGAATCCGTTATATCAAGCTTTTTGTCCATTTTATAAATATAATTACTTTATTTTTAAGCAAATAAGTATTTAAAGCTTTTTTAAACAGTTTGTTTATAATGGCAGAGACGCAACAACAGACAAGCACCAAAAACTACCGTTTGCCTGGTGATCAAACAATGAAGCATTTGGCTAAGTTAGGAATTGCTGAGGATAAGCCCGTCATGTATGATTACTGGGCTGATTCATGTGACAAGAAAGTTCTAATTGGCGTCAGAGATAATGAAGAGAAGCTCCTCGTTAAAAGCGAGGATGAATATACCAGTCCCATTGTTAAGATCTACAAGGTTGAAGGCGAGTATCTTATTATTACAGAAAATTCAATCTACGTGGTGAGTGCCGACATTGCAACGCGCAAAATTTCGTAAGGTAGCTCTGCGGAAATTTTTGTAATAATATATTTGTTCAATATATTATGACAACGAATATGACACGTCATGAAACGTGGGGGGATTGGATAGAACAGAGAAAACTAGATTTTACCGTGTATAATAGAAGGATTTACATTAAAAATATTAAACAAGCTACTCGTTCGGGATGCAGAGAGAAGCCCAAACTAAATGAATTCATATTAGAGGTAATTGATTCATTGCATAAACATTCAAATAGGGTACATTTAGAAATCAATGAGCTACAAACAGAGGGAAATATACAATATAATGAAGTACAACAGGTAGCCGGTGCAAAAATAGTGAAGAATATCAAAATATATCTCATTAACTCACGGTTATCAAGAAAAATTATTAATTTTCATATTCTTTATCAAAGTTTTATTTACAGCTATACACCGATAAGTGTTTTTGATGTCGTTCCATCATTTGATATTACAGCACCCAGGACACCAACTATGCAAGCACAGATTGATGACGCAATGAAAAGAAGTAATAAAATTTACATGAAAAAACAAGCCCAAGAATTAAAAGCGCGGTTAGAATTTGAGGAAAGAGAAGGAAAAAGGAGAGCAGTATGGGGAAAAAGTCGCGCCGCCTTACGGAGAACATCTTTTGGAATTAACCGTCGCCCAACTATTGAACCCTTTCCTGCGGGCGTCACGTGGAATGGCGTTCCTACTCCAGTACCTGTCCCAGTTCCTCCGCCTGTAGCTAACCAAAATGGACAATGGCGACCCGATATTACGGCTACCTGTCCAGCACTAATAAATTCTCCCAAGCGAAGTATATGCTGTTTAAACGAAGAGTTAGATTCTATTGAAAAAAATGGTAAGATAACATTTTCCGCTCACAAAGTTTCATATATGAATGTTTATGACGAACTGCGTGAAATTTATCATAATGACAATGAATATTTTTCATCTGCAATGGATATACTCGCTAGTTATGTGAAAGGGCAGAAAATTATTTATATGGAGGCTGAGAGTTATTGTCAAGGCAGATTAAACTGTTTAATGTTTCCTTCAATATTTGCCTCCGCAACTGCTTCTGTTTTATCTGCAAGTCTCGAAAGTAATGCATGGGGTGCTACTATGTTATCTTCAATCAACGCAGGTATTTCATTCCTGTTAGCAATTATTAGTTATTTGAAATTAGATGCTCAAAGTGAAGCTCACAAAATTTCAGCACATCAGTATGATAAATTACAATCAATATGTGAGTTTTCATCCGGTTCAATACTATTATTTACAGATATGTCAAAATATGATAGTTTAAAAGAAGATTCGGATTTCTTTAAAAAACTCAAAGAGACTATAGCCACCCTTGAAACCAAAATCAAAGAAATTAAAGAAACAAATCAGTTTATAGTTCCGCGGAAAATAAGGCACCGTTATAAGATCGCATATAATATTAATATATTTTCGGTAATCAAAAAAATCAGTGGACTTAAAAAGCATTATGTTACTTTTATTAGAGATAGGATCAATCAAATTAAAAACTACAAGATTGAACATAACAACTTAATTGACAATAATTTTTCACCAGATAGCCCAGAAGTTATTAAAATAAAACAACTCATAGACCAAGAAAAATACGAAAAAAATTATGGGTTTGAAAAATACCAATTATTAAAATCCTCCTTCGGTATCATTGATCAGCTACTCGCTGATGAAATGGAGTTTGCGGAAAAGGTTCGTTCGCGTTGGTGCTGCTCATGGTGCTGTTGTTATTCTCGTTTACCACGTCCGGAAATGAAGAATACATTAACACATTTAATCACAGATCCATTCAGTTCGCTAGATAATAGATATAAAGTCGTCAGAAGGAATCATTTAATTAAAATGTATCAGAAATACCATTCAGATGCATCGGGAAACATATTTCAATTTGCCCCTGTCATTCCGAAGAAAAAGGGTATTGCTCACCATGGTTGCTTCAAATTAAATTCAGAGGAAGAGGAACTAAAATCAATTATCGCTGAAATTGATAGTGGTCAAGAAGACGTATATGATAACTATCAGGATTACTCTTGCTGTTGCAAAACTAAATGCCTGATTATCACACTCATAATAACCGTTGCACTTGCCTGCGCAATTGGAACTATTGTAGCTATATTAACATAAACTTACCTTCTACGACGCTTGGTACGTTTTCGTCGTCGGCGGCGGTGCCTATTTCGCGTACGCCGCCTTTTTGTTCGCCTGCGTCTTTTTCTTCTTGAACCACCGTGACGACTTTCCATTTCGTGTATATCACTTTCTGTCTTCTTCCTCGTCGCTTTCAGGTTTCGCATGTCTGCGTGCAGACGAGCAACCACTCTAAAATCACCCTCTTTTCGCGCTTTATCTAGCTTGTTTTTAGTTATAACTATTCTCCTGTCTATAAAATGTAAAAATTCCTTTGCCGCGCCTAATTCGGGATTACCCGGCGCTTGTGATTCAATTCTAGAAGCTAAATCAATTAGTGGGGATCCGGACATCTCTATATTATACAGCTATTTTTTAATACATAATTAGAAGGCATCTTCTATTGCCTTTTTCTGTTCATCCGTTAGCTCTTCAGGAAAATTTATAGCAAATTTAATAACCAAATCACCTACAATGGGCGATGCCGGATGGCGCCGCTCGCGTTTCATCCCCATGTACTTAACAACTTTAACGTATTTGTCTGTGATTACCTTTCCGTCTTTATTATTAATTCTATATGTCTTTCCGGAGAGATGATTAATATCAAATGAGAAGCCGATTAGTGCCTCTTTCAAACTAACCTTTTTGGTATATATGAGATTTAAACCATCCCTCAAGAAATCACTCTTATTCTCAATATGAATACGAACTTTTATATCTCCCTTTGTATTTCCTATAACATTCCCTTTATTTTGAACAGTAATAATCTCGTTCTGATCAATTCCCATTGGTATATCAATATATACGCGTTCTACCTCTTTTCTTCTCTCATTTGATTCGCTAACGGTCCTTTCTATTTCAATTGGAAGATTTATACCAGAATAAGCTTGGGTCAAAGTTATAGTGACCGTCTTATTAATAGGGTGTGGTTTTAATGGACGTGGCTCTTCCATTGGGAACCCTGGCATACCTGGAACGGGAAAAGATTGTCCGCCATGGAATACCCGTACATTCGCTCCACCAAAAGGTATTCCACCCCCAAAAAACATTTTTAGAATATCGTCAGGCGATCCCATTCCACCGGCACCCATTCCACCAGCACCCATGGCAGCAAACGGCGAGTTCCTAGCCATATCATATTGTCGCCGCTTTTGGGGATCTTCTAAATGTTCATACGCCTTTCCTATTTTTTGAAATTCCGTTTTATTTCCTGTACTTTTATCGGGATGATGCTTAAATGCTAATTTCCTATAAGCCTTTTTAATTTCATCTTGGCTTGCATTTGGATTAACTCCCAGAGTTGCATAGTGATCCTCCATCTGTATAAGTATTTATGCTTAAATTTAAATACTTATTAAACGAGTAATTTAACGGCGACGACGACGGCGCGTGTATGGACTTCTCTTTCTATACTGCCGATGTCCGCGGGCATTATATGCCTTATCGCCTTTATGGGTAACGAAATCCTTTCTACCCTTTCTAGTACGAGACCGCTGTCCCTTTTTGGGATGCCTACTGCGACTTTTACGCCCGCGATGCCTCCGAGTTCTTCTGCGCCCACCTCTCATTTTGTTTGCAAAGACCATTATACAATAATACAATATTTAAAAAACAAGCTACGTGAATCAAATTTACTTAAATACTAAATGTGATATTGACATAATGAACGAACCCTTTCTAAAAAAATACCGACCAAGAAGATATAGAGATTTTGTTATTGAACCTCAGTTAATTGAATTGCTAAATACACTGATTGAGATGGACAATCCCAATTTGCTCCTCGTCGGTGATTCTAGTTCCGGGAAAAGTTCTCTCCTAGAAGCTACAATAAGGGAATATTATGATATCGATCACATTCCAACAGA